ACGATCACCGGCACTTACAACAACGCAACGGTGTATTACAACATCGCGCACATCAATCGACCTTTCGCGCAGGGTGCTATCACCTAAGCGAAGCAACTGGCGTCTGTGGGAGGGGGTTCCCCCTTTTCTCACCCTCCCACAGCGTCTCACTTTCCGGCCCTGAAAGGAAATTAAAATGGAAGAAAAAGCAAGACCCCCGTATGTGACTTTCGAGACCCGTGTGGTGGAAGATCGTCAAGCAAGCACGGAGCAAGGTCGTTTCGTTGGCAAAGATGTTAATTATGCTGTCGTCACTCCGAGCGGTTCGAAGGATCGGATAGAGAAGGTGGCGGAAGAGTGGCTCGCTGGTCTGGAAGAAGGTGTTCGGCAGGATCGGATACCCGGAGAGTGGCTTGAAGCCTATCATCGGAAATATAAAGCTTGGTGTGAAAGTCGAGAACTGCCGGAAGATGGAACTGCGATTGCAGCTTGGCCGGCAGTTAGCCCTGCTCAGGTAAAAGCTATTTTGGATGCTAATGTGCGGACTGTGGAAGATCTGGCCGCTGCGAATGAGTCGACTTTGGCTTCCATCGGGATGGGTGCGCGGGCGCTGAAAGAAAAAGCTCAGGCATGGCTGGATACAGCAAGTTCCACTGGCAAAACGGCGGAAGAGTTGGACGAACTCCGCAAGACTGTAGCAGGGCTGACTAAACAGCTTGAAACAGCAACCAAAACCATCGCCACATTACAAGCTGCTACTGCGGCTGAGAAGGTGAAAGAGGAAGCCTAAACCATGTCGCTGCTGACTGTGATACAAGACCACTGCCGCATTCACGCTTTGAATGTGCCGACTGCGGTTATTGGAGGGACTGATACCACAGTTCAGCAGCTGCTTGGGATTTGCCAAGAACTCGTCGATGATATTACAGATGAGTCGAAGTTCCAAGGCATTACCCGCGAGGGGACTTTCACCATGGGGGCGAGCGAGAGTCAGGGGAAGATCCAAGACCTCGCAGGTGTTGAAGGTTTTATGTGGGCTTATACAGAGACCTTCTTCGACCGAACCCTTCGCCGACCGCTTTACGGCCCTTTGACGGAAATCGAATGGCAGCAGGTTAAGGCGATCCCGAATCCTGGACCTTTCTACAAATTCCGACTTCGGGGCGACGAGATTTTGATCAATCCAGAGCCAGATACACCTTTCAGTGAGGTGTATTTTGAGTATGCGAGTTCATGGGCGGTGCTGACTGCAGATGGGTTGACTTACAAGCCGAGGTTTACGCTGGACTCAGATTACTTCGCTCTGCCGGAGAAAATCCTGCGAAAAGGTCTGGCGTTTAGGTGGAAGCAGATCAAGGGCCTTCCTTATCAGGCGGATGAAGAGAAATACTATTCGCTGCTGAACAATCATATTGTTCGCAATAAAGTCCCGCGAAACTACAACATCTCGCAAACTTCCTTACCCGATATATCTCCGGGCATTTTCGTCCCTTCAGGTAACTGGAACGTATAATGCGCGGGCCAAGACGCGCACCCTCTCGTCGTGGTGGCTTTAAGCCTTACCCTGTCAATGAGGCTACAGCCGCCACGACAACTGTTCCGGCTCCGGTCGGGGGTTGGAACGCGAGAGACTCACTTGCTGCTATGCGCCCGACTGACGCAGTGGTTATGGATAACTTCTTTCCGGGAACTTCAGACGTTAGCCTACGTCCGGGTTGTCAAGATTGGCTGACCGATCTGCCTAATAATGCGAGAGCGTTTCTTCCTTTCAATACCCCGACTGGAGGAACTTTGTTTGTCTCCACAGATGCAGGGATTTTTGACGCTACGAGTGCGGGTGCGGCTGGAGCTGCCGTAACCACTTGCACCGACGGGGATTGGAAGTCAGTCAGTTTCATCAACACTGCTGGGCCATGGCTTGTAGCCGTCAACGGTGTTGACTATATGAAGAATTTCGATGGCTCAACTTGGGTCGATGTTACAGGAGTTTCTACTCCTGCGATTACGGGAGTGGACACTCGCGATCTAGTCAACATCTGCATGCACAAGCGCAGACTTTGGTTCGTAGAAGCTAATTCTATGGATCTTTGGTATCTGGATGTGGATGCTATTGGTGGAGCTGCTACTAGATTCCCTGTTGGTCCTATCTTCCCTCGTGGTGGTTATGTAGTAGCTTGTGCAAGTTGGACAATCGACGGCGGAAACGGAGTGGACGATCTTTTCGCTGTAGTGACTTCGGAGGGGGAACTGGCTGTTTACCAAGGCACAGATCCAGACGCTACAGCGACTTGGGCGCTGATTGGTGTCTACTATGTCGGGGAACCGATTGGGGATAAGTGCCTGACTCGCTTCGGCGGCGATTTGCTGTATATCAGCAAGCAAGGTGTGTTTCCGCTGTCTAAGCAATTATTGTCTGCTACGGTTGACCGTGCGCAGGCTGTTAGCTTTAAGATCGACGGGGCGTTCTTGGAAGCTGCGGAAGCTTTTGGTGATATCGCGGGCTGGGAGGGAACAGTCTATCCCGGCGTAAATGCGCTTATTATCAATATCCCGATTGTGGCTGATAGTTTGTCTTACCAATATGTGATGAATAACATCACCAAGTCATGGTGTCGGTTCGTAGGCTGGAATGCTCGGACATTTACTGTGTTTAATGGTGAGTTGTATTTTGCCGGGTTGCTGAAAGTTTGCAAAGCTTGGACAGGGCTGTCAGACTCAGGGCTGACAATTACAGGGCAAATCGCGCAGGCTTATAATAATCTCGGAATAGGCAGGCAGAAGAACGTAAGCTTAGCTCGGCCGAATGTGCAAGTGGAGGGCCAAGCAACGCTGTCGCTGAGTCTCGATGCAGATTATAAGTCTAGTCCAACTTACACTCAGATCTCATTCTTGCCTTTATCTAATACCGGCATCTGGGATACAAGCCTCTGGGATGGATGCGTCTGGTCGTCAGGACTTGCAACGGTGGAAAGTAAGTGGATCACTGTTCCGAATGATCTTGGGTATTTATACTCACTTCGGCTACAGATTGTGACTTCTACCGCGAGGTTTGCGTGGACTTCCACCGACTTTGCTATGCGAACCGCAGGGATTTTGTGAAAGTCGTTATCACAGGTCGGGACGAGATTTTCGGTCCGTGGCTGTCTTCCAAAACGCAAGGCCACTGGATGCTTGGCAAGGGGCATACAATCGGACTTTATGACACAGAGCTTGACGCACCGATCGCAGCGGTTTATTACGAAGGGTGTAATGGAGCTTCAATCATGCTCCACTGCGCGGGGGAAGGTAAAACATGGCTGAACAGGGAGTTCCTATGGTATGTGTTTTACTACCCGTTTGTAGAGTTGGAAGTTAACAAGATCCTATCGCCGGTTGAGAGCGACAATCTCAACAGCCGGAAGTTCATCGAACACATCGGCTTTAGTCTAGAGGCTACCCTCAAAGACGCCAGCCCGAAAGGGGATTTGTTGATCTATAGCTTAAATAGATCAGACTGTAAATGGCTATCTTTGAAGGACAAATACCGTGGGCAAGCCAAAGGCACCTAAAGCACCAGATTATGCCGCAGCAGCACAAGCACAGGGCGAAGCTAATCTGAATTCAACACTGGCGACGAATTATCTTAACCAGCCAAACCAAGTTGGGCCGGATGGGAGTCTGACATTCACGTATGATACGGCTGGTGGGCATACCTTGCCAGATGGGACGGTAATTCCTCGGACGACGGCTACGACTACGTTGAGTCCGGAGCAGCAGAAACTCTACGATCAGAACAATGCGATTTCCGCCGCATTGAATGATCTTGCCCAGAGGGGGATTGGTTATGTTGATCAAGCTTCAAGCACTCCGATTGACCAAAGCAGTATGCCGGGCCTTAACACCGCACCGGCACCGAGACAGTTTCAAGAGCAGTATGACTTTTCCCAAGCCAGTCGCGCCCCGACGTTCGACGACTTTGCAACTGATCGAGATCGGGTTACAGAAGCACTCATGTCCCGTATGCGGCCAGAGTTGGAGCGACAGCGTAAAGCTCGCGAAACTGTGCTGGCTAACCAAGGGCTCAACATGGGATCGGAAGCTTATGGGAGAGAGCAGAACCAACTAGGTCAGAATGAGAATGATGCCTTCATGCAGTCGATCTTGGCCGGGTCGAGTGAGCAGCAGCGGCAGTTTGAAAATGCGATGAACCTTCGCAATCAAGGTGTTGCAGAAGCTATGGCACAAGGGGATGTGTTTAATCAAGCCCAGCAGGGGATGTTTAATCAGGGGCTGGCAAGTAGTCAGTTCGGAAATGCTGCGAGAAGTCAGGCTATTCAGGAAGCTGATTACTTCAAAAACCAGCCGCTCAATATGCTCAATGCGTTGCGGAGTGGGAACCAAGTCTCTATGCCACAGTTTGGGAATGTTAGCACTGGTGCGCAGGTTCAAGCAGCTCCGATTTATGCAGCTACGAATGACCAGTATAATGCTGCAATGGATCAGTATCAAGCTAAAATGGCGAATTTTAATTCTCTGCTCGGAGGGCTAGGAAGCTTAGGTAGTGCGGCAATTACAGCCTCAGACCGCAGACTGAAAACAGGGATTAAAAAGCTCTGGACTAAAGTCAATGGTTTGGGAGTTTACACCTACTCCTATCTCGGATCGAAGGTAAAAGAATTCGGCTATATGGCTGATGAGGTTCAGAAGATCTTTCCTGAAGCTGTTGTCCATCATCCCTCCGGCTACCTCATGGTTGACTATGGAAAGGTCCGCTAATGGCTGAGGAAAAGAAAACTCCGCTAATGGCTAATCGCGGCCAGACGCCTTACATTCCGACAGGATATGAGGGTTTGGAGCAGTCAGTTCAGCGGAAGCGGAAGATCGCTGATGCTTTAATGGCGCAGGGATTGCAAGGTCCGGGAGCGGGAGCACGGTCGTGGGCGCAATTGCTTGGGAGTCTCGCGCAAACATGGGCGGGGAAGTCCATCCAGAAAGATGCTGACAAAGAGCAGTCGGAGATTGACGCGAAAAGGCAAGCTGCGGTGCAAGAAGCTAATGCGGCTTTTGAGGCCGATCTAGCCGCTGGCGCACAGCCAAGTCAGATCGTGCAGAAGTATGGAAGCAATCCTTGGCTGAAGGAGCGAATGAAGCCCTTCGAAGATGCTATGGCTCAGGGGTTGAAGAACCAGCAGGAATACGGCGATCCGAAAGAAATGCTCGGACCTGACGGGAAATTCATCACCGCTCAGATCAATAAAGCAGGAGATATTCGAACGGCTCCTGGAGGGTTCGCTCTGCCGCCGAAGATTGAGATCGTTAATGGTGTAGCAGTTGCGCCGCAGAGAATGGCTCCTAATACGGTCGCACCTCAGCCAGCGATGGATGCTGTTATTGTAGGGAAGGATGGGAAGTTCCAAGCTAATCCCCTTGCACAGCAAGCGAAGGTTCAACAAGCTGCTGCTGGTGCTGCAAATACTAAGATCACTGTCAACACCGCAGAGGATTACTCTAAACTCGCAGCTGATAATCTGAAGCTGACGAAAGAAGCCGCTATGGGCGGTATTGGGACCTTGCAAGCTACTAGCCGTATTCGTCGGGCTTTTGAAACTGGCCGAGTTAGCTCTGGTCCGCTGTCGGGTCCGGTTAATTGGCTGGAGCGTTTGACCGGCACGAATAAAGAAGGCCGCGAGCAGCGTCAGATCGTGGAACAGAGTTTAAACCAGATGATCCTTGCAGCTCGTAAAAAGCTTGCAGGCTCTGGCGCGATTTCGGATATGGAAACAAAGCTACTCGCAGCAGCAGATGGGGGCAATATCTCACAACTGACTGATGTGGAAATCTTAGCTATCGTGGATGCTGTGGAGTCTGAGGCAAAGCGAGCTATTGATATTCACAATGATCAGCTTGATGCTACGAAACTCCAGCCAGGATCGGAAAACTTCATTCCAGCGTTTCAGCTGCCGGAAGAGTATCGTAGGGATAAGCCGAAGCCCGCTTCAAAACCAAAAGCTGCTACCCCGCGACCGGCGAAAAAAGGGCTGCCCCCAAAAGGCGCAACACCGAAGCCGAAGAATCCTTACTCAAATCTATTACCTAAACCTGCTGGAGGTCTGTAATGCAATCTATACCGAAAGGACCGCCTAGCTGGACTCCGGGAGGATTAACTCCGGAAGAGATTGAAAGCGATCTGGCTAAGCAGGCTACACAAGAGGATCAGATGGCTTATCTCGAAGCCATGGATCCGGCAGTAGTAGAAGCTTGGGCGAAATGGAAAGAAGGGAAAGGGGAAGTCACTGAAACTCCGGTTGATGAGGCTCCAGCTGCTATCGGCGATACTGGAGTTAGATTGACTCCGAAACGTATGCCTTATGCTGCGGCTAATCAAGCAGTGGCAGAAGGTAACTCGGCCGCAGTTGACCCACAGCAACTTGCTCAAATGCAGTCGATGGCTGCTGCGGTGGAGAATGTTGCAGGGACAGGTGGAGCAGCTGAGCCGAAGGAAGTGGAGGGTTCGGGTCCGCTTGGTGGAGACGCTGGTATGTATCTTCGCGCTGGTGTGCGGGGATTGGCCGCACTCTCAGCCATCCCGTTGAACGCTTTTACAGCCCTTATGCCTTACGGAGGTGATGGGGACGTAGTTGGAGCTTTGATGGATCAGGTCGGAGCCAAGCGCCCACAGAATCGCTCGGATAGGATTATTTCTGATGTGATTTCAGGGGTGACAGGGAGTGGGGCGGTAAACCTTGCTGGTAAAGGTTTGATGAAGCTGGGGATGAAAGAGACTGGCGAAAAACTCGCAGCTGCTCCAGTAACTGCGGCAGTTGCTGGCGGGCTTGGTGGCGGAGCTTCTGGCACGGTCAGGGAAGAAGGTGGAACTGCTTCAGAACAGTTTATTGCAGGGCTTTTGGCGAGTATGTCCCCTGCGGCTTTATCTGCTGTGACGAAGCGAGGGTTTCGCGGTGGCATCCCGCAGGCTCAGCTAGACGAGCGTATGGCGGCATTTGAGTCAGCTAACGCTACGCCGACCGTTGCACAGCTTACTCAGGGCAAAGGCGCAGAACGCTCTGAAGCTTTGCTATCACAGTTTTACGGCTCTGGCGGAGTTATGCGGAATGCCCTTGAAGGGCAGGAAAAAGCTGTTATTGACGCTAATCTAGCCAAGGCTGATGAACTATCGCCTCTGCTGCTGACTTCTGCCGGAGCTGTGCCAGATAAGATGTCACCTGCGCAGATGGGTGATATGCTGGAACAGACTTGGCTGAAAGAAGCTAAACCAGCTTTGGCCGCTAAGCGGCAGGAACTTCAACAGAATATCGCAGACGAGATTAGTCCGAGGGCAGCTGTGGAAGTTCCGAAGTTCACTGAAGTTGTAAATGAGTTGGCGAGAATTAATCCTGACATGCCGAACCTCTCTAAGACTAAAATGGTTAATCCTAACTTAGCGACTTTTACCGAACTGGCAGTTAGCGCTCGAAAGGATATCCAGAAGAACTTTGACAAGCAAGTTGCAGCAGGCATTCCGCCAGCGCGGGCAAAGGAGGCTTTACCCTTCGAAGCTGTTCGGGAGCTCAAAACTCGTATTGGCTCGCAGATTGATGACTCTGTTTTCGGGGCAAAGGATATCCCGCAAGCTGAAATGCGCCGCCTGACCGGCGCTATTACAGAGGATGTAAAAGCCTTTGTCGAAAGTCAAGGCATCAGCGCTAAACAGGCATTTGATGAGATGAATACTTGGGAACGAGCTTATCACGAGCAAGTGGATTACTTAAAAGGTGTGTTGGACAAGTCTGGTGGGCCGGAGAGGGTTTACAATGCTGCATTTGCTCAGACTAAATCTGGACCTACGATTGTTAAAGCTGTTTATGATAATATGGATGAACCGACTCGGAAGATCCTGACAGCAGGGTTTATCCGGCAGATGGGTAAGTCTGGCAAAACTGATCCTGAACCTTTCAGTCTACGGAATATGTTTGGTAATTACTCCGATATGGACGAGGAGGCGAAGGAAATTATTTTCGGCTCCCTCAGCCCGCAGTTTAAGCAGGACATGGATCAGCTTAATCGAGCTGCGCAGCTGATTTTGGAGTCGGAAAAGAATCTCGCGAAAAGCGCAAACTTGGGTATTCAAGGGCCGTTGTATGGTATCCCGTCCACAGTGGCTTATGCACTTAGCTACAACGCACAGGAAGGCATGGGAAGTGCGGTGCTGCCGGTCTTAATGACTATGGGGGCTACGGCACTTGGAAGTGCTGGACTGGCGAAGTATATGACCAATCCCAAGGTCGTTCGCTGGATTGCTTCAAATGATAAGATCCCGCCTTCGGCTATTCCAGTAGCGGTTAATCTTCTAGCACAAGAAGCGCGGAAATCCCAAGACCCTGACATGATCGAATTTGCAAGGCTTATGGAAGAAGCTACTAACCCGCAGCAGGAGCAAGAATAATGCCTTTTGACGGTAATGGAACTTATAGTCCACCGAGTGCTCCGAACTTCCCTGCGATTCCCGGAACTGTGGTTGCGTCGAGTTACTATAATGTTGTGATTAACGATCTGGCGACGGCTCTTAGCAACTGTCTGACACGAGACGGGCAAGGACTTCCAAGCGCCGCGATTAATTGGAATAACAAGAACTTAACTAACGTCGCAACTTTCGGAGCGGTGGCGGGGCAGTTTAGTGGGCTTTTGACTGCTAACGCTGGAGCAACTCTTGTTGGAACTGTCACGGTAAATGGAGCGAATATAGCGACTGTGGCTTCGCCAGCGTTCACAGGAACACCGACCGCGCCAACAGCGGCCAACGGGACGAATACAACACAGATCGCCACAACGGCCTTCGTGCTGGCTAATCTGCCTAGTTTGGCTGGATATGCGACTGAGGGCTATGTTACCAGTGCCCTAGCGCCCTATGCGACAACGGCGGCGGTTAGTGCGGCATTGGCCTCATACGCCACCACAACGGCGCTAAACAACGCCCTAGCGGCATTGCTACCGACTGGTAGTATTATCCTATGGTCTGGCTCTATTGCGTCTATCCCTAGCGGTTGGGCACTTTGCAATGGCACTGGCGGAACTCCAGATCTTCGAGATAGAATGATTATCGGAGCAGGGAATAACTATGCAGTCGCTGCAACTGGAGGTGCGACTACGCACACGCATACTTTGGCCATTGCGACAAGCACAACAGGGGCTTCTGTCGGAACGAGCTCGAATACCGTCGACGGCTCTGGTGGATTTAGTGTTCTAGTCAGTGCGAGTCTTACCGATCCTGGGCATAGTCACACCGGAAGTGCAGATGCGGGGTCGAATATGCCTCCGTATTATGCGTTGGCTTATATCATGAAGGTGTGATTATGGCAAAGGATTTGAAAGGTGAGGTTCGTGACCAAGCTGCGCATGTAGTGGCGGTAGGGATTATGCTTTTGCCGATATTTTTATGGCCTTCAGTTTTCACAGCCGCTTGGGCTGGTTTTTGGGCAGGGGTTGTGCGGGAGCTTACAGAACTAGGCAATCCTGTGACTTTGGCAAAACTGCATAAAGCTATCATATGCTCGAAACTGGATTTAACTTTCTGGATGATCGGGGCGATGAGTTGGTTTATCTTAACAAAGGAGGTGTAGTATGAGTATTGTGCTTGGGGCGAGATCAAGGTCGAGACTACAAGGCGTGCATCCGGATTTGGTTCGGGTAGTGGAAAGGGCTGCTGCTCTATCAGACATTGACTTTACTGTCTTAGAAGGTCTGCGGACAGTCGCTCGGCAGAAGCAGTTAGTCGCTGCTGGTGCGAGTAAGACTATGAACTCCCGCCATATCACAGGGCATGCAGTTGACTTAGCTGTGCTGGTAAAAGGTCAAGTCCGTTGGGACTGGCCGCTGTATCATAAGCTCGCGGTGTTTGTGAAGCAAGCCGCGGCAGATCTTGGAATAAAAGTAGTTTGGGGCGGAGATTGGAAGAGCTTCAAAGATGGCCCGCATTGGGAACTTGATAGAAAGGTATACAAATGAGGTTTGTGGAAGAAGCTAAGATTTGGTGGCGGTTGGGAAGTGTTCAGCTGGCAGCTGTGACGGCTGTGATAGCGGCTTATCTTGCAGCCAATCCGGACAAAACTGAAGCATTGCTGTCGTTGCTGCCTGACGGGCCTTGGAGGGTTTTAGCCTCGATCGGGATAGGGGCTTTTGTTTTCACCGCTGCGGCTGGTAGCAGGCTTGTGGCGAAGGGGAAGAAATTTCCGGAGGAAGAAAATGAATAAGGTTTTCGCCTTCCTGACGACCTTCAAATACTGGCTGCTTGCGCTCGTGATCTTGGTTCCGCTTAGTTATATCAAAGGCTGTGCAGATGGGTCAGAGCGTGTTCATGCTAAGTATGCGAAGCAAAGTCAGGAAGTTGCGGAAGCTGCTCGTAAAGCTGGCGAAACTGCTGCGGCGGGTAAAGCTGCTCGGGATGAGACTTCAATCAAACAGAATGAGGAACTTCGGAATGAGATCAAAACTCCTTCTAACGAGCCTGTCGGGACTAATACTCGTCGGGTTCTTGACGGCTTGCGGAGGCAGCAGACCGGTGGTGGTGAAACCTCCCGTTGAGTGGTTGGAGTGTAAACCCGAACCAGCTGTGCCAGAGGTTGTAAATGACGACTCTGTTGCGGGGTTTATTATCGACCTTCGTGAGGCTGGGCAGGACTGTCGATCGAAGGTTTTGGGGATAAAAGAATTTTTCGACAGGCAGTAATTTGAAACTGGTGCGGGTTTGAATTAAATAATCCGCACCAGTTTTTTCTTACTCACGGCCCCTTACCTTCAGTATCCAGACCATCAGGAGTATTGGCTCCTGGAAGCAGCATCATTACGGAACCTTGTTGTTGTAGAACAAGATAACCCGCACGAATTGCGCCGGTAATGACAGCTTCGAAATCAGAGATTTTAGGGAAGTAGGTATGGACGAAGCGATAGGCTTCGGTCCAAGGGCATCCACCGCGTTTGTGAACATACCAGATCAGACGCTCGATGTAGAGGGAATCTTCGGACTTACCGATCTTGGAGAATACGAACTGCATGTCTGGTTCGAGGTCTGTGACCATTGTGTGCGCGAGGGCGAGGTGTTCGGGAGTTATTACAAGGCGGTCGGATTCGGCTGCGGCGAGTATCATAGCAAGCTTGTGGATATGAGTTTGTTTGCGCGCGAGGTAACCGCCGAAACGGTCGTCGTCGAGGCCGATGTGCTTTTCTGCGTGGTGTTGGGTATACCAAGCCTCACCCCATTCGACTGCTGCTTCTGTCAAGTGGTATTCGCCAGTTAGCTCAGAGATAGCGGTTAGGTCTTCAATAAGCTTCTGTGCTGTCGAGGCTAAGTCTTTTGGAACATGCCTTCCGGGATAGGCTACGTATTTGGCTTTTTTATCCGCATAGACGAAAACGCAGCGAGAGGTGAAGCCTCCCCCGATCATGTATTCGGGAAAGTTGCCCGCAATCCATGCAGGAGTCGTGCAAGCGATGAGATTAATCCACGGGTTCTCGACTACATCGGTGCCAGAGCCTTTGGTGCGTTTTTCGAAAGCTCCCGGCTTGCTATCCCACAGAGCTACGAGTAAATCGACCATTTCTTTGTCTTGAGGATTGAGAAGGTTCCCGAACTCGGAAGACTCAATTGTCATGGCTGACATGGGATGATAGGCGCCTTGATATTCATAGGTCATGGTGGACTCGGCGAAGCCAGTAACAAGTGCTTGCCAAGTCACCACGTCAGGACCAAATTTCACATCAGGAACTTTTTTCAAAAGCGACATACCAATTCCCGCAGTTGTGGATTTAGACACAATACCGGGAGGCGCTACGAGGATGATATAGAAGTTAGGATGCCACTTGAAATAAGCCATGCTCAGCCAAACTTTACGACGAAGTGCTCCTGCGATGGTTGAAACTGCTGTCCAGAAGTGCATATGCCTAGGCGCTTCTGAGTATCCAGCATAGTCGAGATAGGCGGAAATCCAATTTGAGAAATGTCTACGCACAAGCCCCCCAAGATACTGTCGATGTTTTCACTCCCACTGGAATAATCAGCGGTTCGGGATAAGGCAGTTCGACAGCGCAGTGAGCAAGGATTTTCGACTGATATAGATCTCGAGCGTCAGCGGGGTATTGTCCGGCGAGTGAGTCATGAACTTGAAGCAGAACTTGGATTTCTGGCTCCCTTTCGTGGATATTTCGATAACCTCGATTGATGAGGCAAGCGACTGTAGATTGAGGTATCCAAGCCACCGCTTGGTTAAAGATGGTCCCCTCAATTCGATCGAAGAAGTATAATCTATATCCAAAGACATTTTCAATATATCTGCGAGTATTGACCTGTCGGATAATGTCGTCTTGCCAAGTTTTGATTTCGGGAAATTTGGAGTAATACCATCTTTGGATACGTTCGACTTCTTGCGTAACGAGTCCAATTCGGCCAGATAATCCGCTCGGAGTTCCGAGATAGTTCGTGCCGTGGCAGAGGGCTTTGAAGAGTTTGTAGGACGGATGGTGCTTGTCGATTGTTGGGTCACGGTAATACTCCTTTGCTACTTCTACGTAGGGTTTTAAACCTTCGGCAAACATCTGTTTCATCTCGACGCAGCCAGACTCCCAAACTACTATACGCAGGTCGGCGGAGTCAAGGTCGATATCGAAGAACTCCATACCTTCATCGGCGAGGAAAAGCTCGCGAATGTTGGGGAGATCGGAGTCGCCGGATGGGACGTTTTGGAGGTTCATTCCGGAGCCAAAGGCGTTTTCGGAAGAGGAGAAGCGGTAAGTGTCTGTTCCTGCGATGTTGAAGGAACAGCGCATACGGTCGTCGATATCAACTGGAGCTTCCAAGAACGTCGATCTGAAAACGTTGAGGGAACGTAGGTCAGATATTCGCTTAGTAATCGGAAGTAATAGTGGTTCACGTGTGCCGAGTTTGGTGAGAGCTTGGTCATCGGTGGTGATACCCCCTCCGCGCTTTTTGATAGGGGTTTGGTTAAGTTGGCGGTAGAATAGATCCTGCATCTGTTTTGGCGAGCGGATATTGATTGGATAGCCGATGATATATTCGAGTTCAGAGTTGGCTTTGGCGATAGCATCGGCGAGTTTTGCGGATAGTTCGGATTTAGATGAGTTATCCACCCGCAGCCCTCGAATCATTGTCTGGAGGACGGGGTAGAATAGGGATTGCTGGAAGTCATGGACTTCGCGTAATTCAGGCCATGTAGGTAAGAACTTTTCAATTGCGGCTTGTTGGGAGTCATCGACTTCATAGGTGATGCAGCAATCCTTGCAGTTGTAAGTCCAGAGCTGATCTTCTCCGAGTTTGGGATCCCAGTTTTTGGACTCGTCCTTCCAGTAGACGTGGTGCTCGCAGTGAATGGATGCGAGGAAGTCCAGGCCCTTAGGCTGGTTGGAGAACATGGAGTGTTGCGCGATCATGGTGTCGCGAACAAGGCGGGGGATGAAGTGGAAGTGGCGATAGAAGTATTGTGCATCGTAGATGAAGTTTTGGCCGATGATGATAGCATTAGGGTGGGTGAGGAGCTTATACATCAAGTGCATGAGGAAAGCTTCTTCCTCCTCCAGCCAGTAGTGGAGTTTGGACTCGACTACGATATGTGGGATGCAGATTGCCTCGGTTGTTGACCATGCGATGCCGGTGCAAGCTGTGTGCCCGCCGCGTGTTTCAACATCAACGGATAGCTTGGTCGGTCCGGCGGAAACCTTGGCTAGAAGCATTTGCAGGGTTTTCGCCGCGACGCCGAAAGAAGGGCGGATGATGAATTGATAGTCAGGGGGCTTTGGCAGGTGTTCCAGCTGCGAGATCGAAACAATCTTCCGAAAGTCATTAACTACGACTGAACGCTCCTTCCAGACAGCTTGCACATAGGTGGGGGAATAAGTCGCCATGACTACACAACTGTGGCCAGAAGGCGTGGTGTAGTCGAGGATGGATGAACGCCATGACTTGATCCCCCACTTGCCTGTTAGGGCGTAGAGAGTTTCATTGTCGAATACTACGATGATGCGAGGTTTGACGAGGTCGATATCGCGGTTGAGTGCATCGACTCCGTTGAGGTAGTCCTGTGTAACCATCTTTTCGCGGAAGGGGTAGTGGTCAGGAGTTATGTCTGCCTTGCGTTGCGCGACTTGCGTTGAGGCTGAGTTGCTCCTAACCTGCCCACGGATGAGGGAGGTTAGAAAGCACTGCATTTTGTTTGAACCAGCTTCGGCTAAGATTTTCGCCAGCTCCTTTCCTGCGGAACCCTGAAATGGTTGGTTAAGCCGCAAGTCCTCCCATGACGGAGCACCTTGCACAATCATGATACGAGCATTGCTCGGGCCGGATGGTTGGATCATGTCAGGCTCAGAAGTTCAGGAGCTTCATCCAGTGCGTTAAGTCTTTGCACAGCGATGCCGTAGTATTCAGCAGATTGCTCGAGACCGACAGCTTTGCATTTCAATTGGTGAGCCGCGGGGAAAATAGTGCCTGTCCCAGCGAAAGCGTCGAGCACAACATCACCTGGCCTTACCGATCGTTTAAGCAGATCGACGTAAAGTTCAACAGGTTTCTGTGCCCCGTGTGTGAGGTTTTCTTCCAATACCGTAGAGATAACATCGGAGTATACTCCAGTAACAGGCTTGCGCCCCTTGATTGCGTAGATGCACATCTCCCACTGGCGCTTCGGGCCGTGCTCGGGGAGTGGGATGCGGCCGCTGCGAGGCTTGTAGTTGATAAGGGGCGTGCGGAATACATACCATCCGGCTTTCTGTAAAAGTAACTTCAGTTCGTGGAAGTTGTCGATATCGCAAAACATGTAGAGATGGGCTTGAGCCTTCGACACTCGGTAGAGCAGCGGGCAAAGATCGATCATCAAAGTCTGCCACGTTGACTTAGTATCGTCGTAGTGATGCTCGGCATTGCCCATTGTCCCCGCTCCGTCTCCGAAGCTTTCCGCTCCCATGCCGTAAGGCGGGTCAGTGCAGATAACGTCGAAAGTGTTATCAGGGCAGGATTTAAGCCACTCGATACAGTCGGTGTGATGGAGCTTGTGGATTGATGAGTTGAAGTTCCGCCCGATACGCTCGGCCAGCTCGGCGTTCTTCTTCTGATCTTCCTGCTTCTTTAAGATTTTAAGTGCATCCTTTGCTGTCTTAGCTTTTTGCACAGCGGGGTTGGCAAGGTGATCAGCGAGGATGACGTCAGTGCGAACTTTGGCATGGAAGTCTCCGAACTCGTTGGAAGCTTTACCTTCAAACTCTGGTCGAAGTTCCTTGGCTGTGTCGGCTATTGTGTGGGTTGCACCGATAGCCTCGGCCTGCTTGATGCGTAGGGCATGAAGCCGCGCAATCGCTGCTGATCGTTCCTGCCATGTAAGATCGCGGCGTTTGAGGTTTTCGTCAAGCTCGGCTTCTTCGGCTGCGATTTCGTCCAGCTCGCCAAGTGTGACATAAGGCGCGTGATATGGGGGGTAATCAATTCCATTGTGCCGGATACCATCCCCCATAGCCCATAAATCGCCCATAGCGCGCAATCGGCGTTCACCGGCGACTAGGACTAGGCCGGAGTCCGTTTCGCGCATGACAGGGGCATGTAGCAACCCTATGGCCGCAATGGAATTAGCTAGGTCAACCAGCGACTCTGCTTCGAACTCTTGCCGCTGTCGGTTGTCGGATATGATAATCTTGTCAATATGGATAGAGTTTGGCATGACTCGCTTTCTCGTAAAAACGGCGGGGGAATTACTACTCCCCCGCCTAGGATGGGCTCAGTGAAGTTTACGCCGGTTTTGACAGGGCTTTGACTTCATGGTAAATGTCCTCACCATTAATACGGTGAGAGACTTTGACGTTAGCCATACGACCTTGGATCATACCAAAGGCGAACGGCTCTCCCGGAGTGTTGAGGTCCAGTGCCTCGCGAATACGACCAAGGCCGACGTTTTTGCCCTTGCCGAAGTCGAGTTGGCCGGTTTCGGTAAGATCCAACATTTGCTGCTGCGGAACTTTGACCGAGTCCCGACCGAGCAGGGCTTTGACATTCTCGTCTTGGATATCCCAGAGGATTTCGACCTTCAGGCCAGATGACGAGCCATCGCGTGATGCCCATTGCTTGACTTCGACCTTGTCGGCTACTGCGAGGTATTCGCCAACAGGGCATGGAGTGATTTTGGTATCGTTGGCTTCTTCGAAAGTTTGGTTCAAGAATGTGTTAGGATCAAATGACATGATGATATGCTTTCTGTTACAAGTTTACATGAAAATGGGGACAAGGTTGGTATAACCTCTCGGTCCCCTGCGAGAGGTTATGACGTAGCCTGATCGGGTGAGTTGCGCTTGAGCCACTTGGTTACGATCAGGCGAAAATCTTGCGGAATGTCGGATTTAATGGGAAGATTGCGGGTTTTAACATCCGCCATTGGGGAAGCTGTGTCCCAATACCACTTTTCTCCCGAGCGGGTGGTTAGTATCGCGTCGGAAAACATAGCAGGGAACTTTGGAGCCAAAGCCTTGCCAAGAGTCGAAACCATCAGCTTCACCCCACCGAGAACAGCATCAGTTTCACGCTCCACATGAGCGAGTAGGACAAAATGGCAACGGCAGTTATCGCAGAGCATACGGATAATTTTGAGAACCTGGTCTTGGGCGATGCCCCAATCGCTTTGGTTCCGAACGGCCTTGCCTCCCACAACAAGCGACATGGCGCAATCAGAGATACCAGTAGCGCCGTCGATAACAAGAAATCGACTAGCATCCCACTCGTTGACGGGGCCATACTTTTCTCCAGTTCTATCATCGGGGAAGTTGTTGAGGGCTTCCAGTAACTTGATGAATTGATTGTGCTTGGACTTGTTCGGATCTGGCATTTTCGCCAGAGCCTCGAGGTTCAAGGTGTTGATGTTCTTGGCGTTGGCGATGAGCTGATCAAAACCAGCAGTAGGTGCTTCGAGCCGATGCCAGTGTAGATTAGACGGAATTGCAAGACCTCGGTCTGTCCAATATCCAGCCAAGGATTCAAACCCAGACTCCAGAGCGAGATAGAAAACTTCGACACCAAGGTCAACCAATGTGCCGATGGAGTGAGTCTTGCCGGTTCCCGATGGCCCCATGAGGAGGATGTTGACTCCCGGAAGGGTGAATGGTGGGGTTAGCTTGATTGGTTCGGAGGTCATAGAGATTGAGTTCCATTTCTAGTTGATGCTTGATGACGCCAAGTGGCGGGTTCGGGTATTGAGAGAAAAAGGGGAAGCCTCCCGGAATTGCGTGATGGTAGGAGCCAGACCACAATTCGCCGACGGGTGAGCATAGCTTGCACAGGCCTCCCCATGAGGAGTATGGGCGGGTTTTACCGAGGTTGGTAATGACTCGTGATCCATACACCTTCCCGCAAGTTTCGCAGAGGAATATGCGGGATTGAAGGGAATGATGGTGTTCGGGCAGGTGCTCGAAACCAAGGTAATTGTCCTCGTAGAAATACAGGGCGGAAACATTGCTCATCCGAGTAGATATCCACGAGTTGCTTCGATATCGGCAGAACGGGATTCGAGGTAGTCCTCCCATGTAACTTCTGCGCGGGCAAGGGGGTCCCAGACTCGACGCTCGAAATAGGTTTCAAGCCATTGTTCGGGATTGGGGGACTTGCAGACTTGGAGGAGCGAGCACCCGCCATATTCAGCACAGGAGTGATCGAGGTTGTAATCCCAATAGCCGGACTTCCAAGCATACATCATGCGCTCGATATCTCGGCAGGTTTGCTCCAGCCAGCGGTCGATCTCGTAGTCGGAACGGTAAGTTGGACATTCGAGAGTGTCGTATTTGGTCTTGAGGATGGACACTCCACGAACAATGACGCCAGAAGGGTTGTAGCCGAACTCCCTTGCCGCCCAGCAATACCCAGTGAATTGACTCCGCATTTCCCACTGCTTGCCCCATGAGGCTCCGAGTTGGGAGGTGGTCTTTTCGTCGTAGATATAAACCCCGCCAGCGAACTCTGCGATCATGTCTGCTCGTCCGGTGTAAAGTATTGGATCGCCGGTTATAGGGTGAGGGATTGGTAGAGGCTGCGCAAATGAGAATTCAATTCCGCTTCGTCCGTCAGGGAATTGGAGGGGGATGGCGCTATCAACTCCAAGAGGATAAGATTCGAAGTAAAATTCGAGTGCGCCAGCTGTGCGCTCAAGAGATTTTGCTGACTCCGGTGGGCATTGAAAGTCGCCATAGCTTTGGACAAGTGCTCGAAGTCCCGCAGCAACTGAATCTTCAGGAGATTGGTTCTGCTCGTAGAAAGCCCGTCTGGCGTGTTCGATACCTTCCGCAAATGCCTTGCCAGCCACAAGATGGACTGACTCACCAAGCGGTTTGAAGTGCTGGAAATATGTTCGGAAAGCTTTGTTTGGGCAGCTTCTGAATGAAGCGAGGGTTGTGGAGTCAATTGCGTGAGGGAAGGGGATGATTTCGTTGTGCATGATTGGTCGCTTTCGTAGGTGTTGATTAAGTGGATGAGGTTTGCGCGGGAGGTTCGATCAGTTAAGTCGAAGAGTTCTCCCTTCGGGCCTTCGAGTATCATAGGCCGAGCTCGCCAAGTAGATCGTCAGCATTGACTTTGGGCTTCGCCGTGCGGGATTTGGCCGGTGGCATGGCTCGGCGCTCTGCACGGAGGAAGGTAATGGCCTCTTTCATCTCGTCGATGGTGAGGGTTCCTTCTCGAGCGCGACTTCGCCAGTCAGCGACCTTTTGCTGCATTTCAAGTGATACGGTCATGAAGTGTGCCTTTTCTGGTGCGGGTTTTAATAGTATAATTGATGCGGGAATTAGTCAATAGGAATGTTAAGTGATCCACAATTCCTCCCGCTGGCGGGTGCAGGATACGTAAAGGGAACGAAATGCTTCGGCTTTATTCCGGTTCAGCATCAAGTCTTCCAGATCAACAAAGACTTTGAGGTAGGAAGATCCCTGTGATCGGTGGGAGGTGATGGCGTAGGAATGTCGGATCTCGTGGAAGGCTTCTTTCAACTCCCAAAATTCCCGCCATTTATAGCGCTTGCCGGATTTGGCTTCCATGGATAACTCGTTCAGGCGGTTGGATAGGCGAAAAGCTCCGGAGGGGGTCAGGACGCGAAGGGTGATTTTGCGATCACGTTCGTCAAGGGCTAGGATGTTGAAGATTTCAAACTCGCCGTGTAGGGGGTGGTTGCCTTCGACGACTTCGACGATCTCGGCTGTTTCATCGGTTTGGAGGATGATGTTGCCGTCGAGATCGGAGCAGCGGGAAGTTGCTACGATTTTGTCAGTTGGTAGCCAGAAGGTAGATTTGGCTTCCGCACGGCCGAAGATTAAACCTCTAACATAGTTGTTGTATTCATCGACTTTTACATTCCGCCAAGATATGATTTTGGCTTGGTCGGATTTGAAGAGTTCGATGTTGGACTCTATTTCGTTGAACCACTCGGCTTTGCCTACTCGGTAGACTGGAGGATTGGTGGTGATCTTGACAGAGGGGAAGGGATTGTCCACGACATTGCGGATCTCGGTTGCGAGGTCGAGCATAGAATTGCCGTAGCGTAGGACTTTGGTCAGTGTGTAGCTGTTTTCGATCTTCCAGATAGGGGAAGTGGTTTCCCCGACTGGAGGTAGCTGCGCCGGATCGCCCATGAAGATGAACGGGACTTTCCAGACGTCGAAAGCGTCGTTGATGGCGTCGAGAAGGAAGCGGTTGACCATAGAACCTTCGTCAACAACGATGACTTTGTAACGCGACAGGTCAACAGGCTCTTCAGGTTTTTGGAGTTCCTTGACTTCGCCATTGGCTTGCAGGGACAGGCCGAGGAGGGAATAGATTGTCTTGGTAGTGCAAGCTTCAAGGCCAGCTTCGTCAAGGTAGTTTCGGAGGACTTTCACTGCCTTGTTAGTTGGGGCGGTGAAGCAGATCTCAGATAGTTTGCAGAAACCGGAGGTTACGAGTTCTTGGATCGAGAATGTCTTGCCGGTTCCAGCGTAACCCTTGAGCAGGAAGAAACGATGAGTGTGGGAGAAGCGGGTGGAGGTTGAGTAACCTTCCTGCAACCATGTTGTCATGAGTGATAGAGCTTCTTGCTGCTCGGGCGTGGGAGAGAATTTGGTGGTAACTTCTGTCATTTGGGCTTCCTTCTCAGGTGATGGCTTTCGCCGGTTGGGTGGTTGGTATAGACGGGATTTTAGGTTGAGTCAATGCTGGTATTAAGACTTATCAGTCTGTCGGTGGTCATAAGGCAGCATCCGCTATTTTCTGTAAATCCTTTGCCAGCGCGGCAACCTTCTGCAACCGCTCTTGGGCAACATGAGCCGCAAACGTCCCGCGTGAGTTTTCGGGATGCACCTTTAGCGCAGCCTGCATCAAATCAACGCGAGACTGCATCCGTTGCAGCAAGACATTCATGTAGTCTCTGTCGGTCATCACTACTCTCCAAGCGCCCGAAGCAGCGCGGTTATGGCGGCGTTGGCTTGCCTTCTGGCCTTGCGTTGTTCTTCCGGCCATTCATGCCACTTCTCAAGAATAACATCGCGAGCCTCTTCGTCGTGAAAGTTCGCAGCGAATACGGCTTGCGCAACACTGTCGTAAACAGCCTCAACGACTTCCTGACTTATATCGCCGGAAGAGATGCGTTCGGAGAGGGTCACGGTAAAAACTCCTTTAGAGCGCCAACCGCCATGTAAATTGGGCCGGACATAAAGATTGCGAGAATGACCTTATCGCTAAGGTGAAGGTCACTCCATCTAGGTGGTCCCAAGCTCATCCAACCTTCTCCTGTGGCTGTAGTGCTGCGCTTTCGACTAGACCCGAGCCGCCGCATTTCGTGCATTTCCAAGTGTTGAAAGATATATCAAAAGGGCTGGCGTCATTGCACTCACCAAGGCCTCGGCACTCTTGACAAGTCTGGTCTTCGACCCATTTTTTCAATTCCCGGTATGTCTTAGGCAGTCGCTCAACCTCGGCGGTGAGTGCTTCGATGCGGGCTGCTGCGGCGCGACCAAGCGGTGTTTTCAGCAAGCGTAGCAGCGCAATCAGTTCAGCATCATCCATCGTTCTGTCCTTCTATCTGGTCGAGCATGGCGTTGAACACGCCTTGTAATGTAAGCCATTCGTCATCTTGCGTGTGCATATGGTAGTCAAGCTGGCAGCGTCCCGCGTTTAGAGCCGCCGACCCATTCGCCGCCTCACGAATGAAGGCGCTGTGGGCGGCTATGGCTGCTTGGGCTGAAACACGTAGTAGGTGCTGGTCTTCGGAGTCCATGGCGTCAAAGTCATATTCCTCGCCCAGAAGTTCGTTGCTTGCAGCAAGCATTGCTCTTGCAGCATCGTCAAATAGCTTCTCGTTCATGCTTGTTCTCCTTGGAAATAAAGGTGCGGCGAATAACCAAGCCATATGCAGGCTGCTAAATACGTAGCAGCTTCAACATGACTTCCTGTTGCAAGCCTGTGTGCGGTTGCCCTTGATATTCCAATCTTACGGCCCAGCCATGCCGCGCTGCGATCCTCCGCTTCTAGTCGGCGCATAATGTCGCGCGACAAGGCCTGCCAATCTATCGCTGGCTTTATTTTAGTCGTTGGCATGGGAACGATCCATCGCAGTCGGGGCAAAGTTTGAACGGAGCGGGCGCGCGGGGACAGCCAGAAGTTTCAGTCTTTGCTTGTTCTCCTTGGCGGATGACCAGTGACCTGAAATGCTCGCGCTCGGCGCACGCCTTTTCATAGCACGCGACGTTATCCGCATGGAGCCTTTCCCACCGCTCTCGCTCTTGTTCCATGCCGCGCTGTTCGGCTGCTTGGATTGCTGACCAATATGCGGCTTCTGACATGCTTATGAGGTGGGTGCTTTCTAGCATTTCCTGCGTCGGTTTCAGCTTATCCATTGTCAGCACTCCTTGCGCGAAGGCTCGCAATGCACAGGGCGATAGCGGGGGTTGCTGCCTCGCTGTAAACCACGGCGTTCGTCGGATAAGAGCGCGCCAAGCAGACGTTGCAGTGCAAGCCGTTTTCGGATTGGTTGAACATTCTGCCCCACCCTTCCGGCACGAGCGTCATTGCTGCGTCTATGCTGGCGGTGTAAGCCGGTGGCATCGTTAGCCGTGTTGCTTGCGGATTGATGATGCGCACTATCTCTTGCTCGACTGCAAAGTTCGGCCCACTCAACGCCTCTAATCGCTCAATCAGTGTCATTGCTGCGCTCCAATACTTTGTGGTCCTCCACTTCGCATCTGCGGCAAGACTCTATTCCACGCTCTTGGGCATCTAAGGAAAGTGTGTTCCCACAGCGGCATTTCGGGAAGGTCAACTCCCTCCTACGCCGTTCTTTCTTGGCCGCTATCCGTTCTGCTTCAGTCATGGTTGGCCTTTCTGTGTTCGCTCAACTCCTGCTCGTGTTGATATTCAACCCGCTTGGTTGCCTCATTGTGCAAAAGATCGGCGTAGGCATGATCCGGCGACTTCCCAAAGCCAGCATTGCTTTCCGCTAAATTTTCAAAATCAGGTCGGTATGCCATGAACATTTGGCGACCTTCATTTGTCAGCCCGTCCACAATAATTCGGATGCCGTCATCTGCTGGCCCGCCATGCGCAAAGCACCGCCATCCTGCGGAATATGGCGTATCTCGCCAAGGCGTCAGAAGGTTATACTGGCCATAGGCTTCGCGGTCGCAAAAGCCGTCAGGGCACCCGCCGTTCCACATGGGAACGCCGCAAGAGCCTATGCCGCCTGCAATTATTTCGGTGTGTCGTTTGCTTGCACGAGCCATCATTCAGCCTCCTTTGTGAGTGCTTCGGCACCTTCAACTTCCGCCACAAATTCCAGACTTACGCCTAGCGGAGTTAGGGCTGCCTTATACGCCGTATTTTCCAACCCGTTGAAGGTGATGTTGAAATTC